AGAGCCCGCGCCCAAGAAGCGGCGCCAGCGGACGTCGCGTCGCAAGCCGGCGGCCACGAAGAAGAAGGCCGCGCCGGCGAAGAAGTCGACCAAGCGCAAGAAGAAGGTCGACGACGACGAGATCGAAGACTTGGATCTCGACGACCTGTAGGAGATCATGATGAACGATCGAGATTTCCACCGCAGCATCATCGCGAGCAACATCGACCGTGACTCGGTCGGCCGGAAGCTCACTCCGCAAGCCCGAGAGCGTGCCATCGAGTTCGGCACCAACGCCTGGAAGGGCAACATGGGCAACGGGAAGGCGGCCGAGCTGGGGATCCAGCACGTCACGTCGGAAGTCCTCAAGGACTAACAGGGACACGGGGGGCCGCCTACGGGCGGTCCTCCCCTTACCATCATGAACTCCACAGAGTCAGGCCTTCAAACGGCCATCGTCAAGGATCTCCGCAAGGCGGGGGCCTACGTCAACAAGAACCACGGGGGACCCAACTCGCAGGGCCGCCCCGACCTGGAAGGGTGCTATCGCGGCGTCCACTTCCTGCTGGAAGTGAAGCTCCCGACCAACAAGAAGGGAGCGACCGAGAACCAGAAGCGCCACATCAGGCAGGCTCGGAAGGCTGGCTCTGTGGCTCACATCGTTCGGTCGCGTCATGCAGCAAAGAACGCACTCATCCTGATCGACCGAATGGCGGCTCTCATGGAGAAGTCCAACATCAGATCGGTGCTGGAGGAGGAGGCTCGAGGTGGCTAGACCGGGATCTATCGAGCACGCCAGATACGTGCGAGAAGCAAGAGCCCGCGCACTTGAAAAGCTAGAGGAGGGGACGATCTCCCTCCGCGAGCTCCTCTTGAAGCCTCGTGGTATCCTCCTGGGAGAGGCAATCTACACCCTCCTCCTGTCTCCCCCAGGCTTCGGGCCAAAGACTGCCCGGAGGATCTGCGAAGCACATCACATCTGGCCACTCACGACCCTCTACCACCTGACCGACCTGCAACGAGAAGTCATCGTGCAGGAACTAGACGAAAGGAACAGATGACACTCACACTCGGTGAGCTGGTCTCCCGCCGCAGGCTGAAACACAGCTCATCCCCCGAGGGCTACGTCCCGGACCAACTGACCGCGACCGTGATGGGAGACACGGCCGTCCTCTCCTGGGTCGATGACTCCGGAGCGGTCTGCGTCGTCTACTGCACGTACCGGGACGACGAGTGGGTGACCCATCCACAGGTAGTCCGGGCCGGCCTCCAGTGGATCGAGCTCAGGCCGGTGCCTCGCGCTCTCGCGACGAACGACAGGTACCTCCGCTGTATCCAGCTCGCCCAGAACAAGAAGAAGGGGCGCCGATCCCAAGCTGGCAGCAAGCCTGAGAACGACGCCCCTTCGGGTGACGGTGCCGAGGAGAGCAGCGACGACACCGCCTAGCCTTGCGGCTAGGTTCAGTAAGTCTTCGGCACGTCAGCCCCTGGTTCCTTCGCCGGAGCTGGGGGCTGCTTTGCGAGTAGCACGGCCGCCTGCTCGCCGCGGCTCCGAATCACCCCGTAGAGGATGATGCCGGCGGTGACCAGGGCTCCCAGCGTCTCGTTGCTGTGGTCCCCACCCGCGACTGCGGCCGCACCCGCTGCCACCCCGGCAATGGCTGAACTGATCAGCCCGACCTTGGTTGCCAGCCCTACCGGCGGTGTGACTTCCTGGCTGTTAAAACTCATGTTGATCACCCTTCTTTCCTGGCTGCGACGCAGAGGCGGCGCCACGTCATCGGTCCAACGATGCCGTCCGACTCCAGGTCGTGGTTGTATTGGAACTGGCGAACACGCTGCCCCGTGCTCTTGCCGAACTCGCCGTCCGGTTCCAACACGATGTGTCCACGCTCGCGGAAGTCGTGGCTGTGCTTCCGATCGTTGAAGACCGAGTCGACCATGTCGTTGAGCCAACGCTGGACTCGTTCGACGTCCTTGCCCTTCGAGCCGTGCTTGAGGAACTCCCCGTCCCACTCGCACGGGTCGTGGCCAATCACGAGATCCTTGCGCCAGTGCTGCGACGGATCCCAGTGTGACTGGCCGGGAACGTGCTGGTGTCCACAGTGACCTTCGAAGACCCGCCAGGCCCCGTGGCCCATCGAGAGTGCGTGACTGCGGTAGATGTTCGGGTCGCGTCGCTTGACCTTGCAGTTCTTCTCGATCCAGCGACAGATGCCGGCGACATACCCCCAGTCGCCTTCGTCCCAGTTCTTGACCGCGAAGCCAGGCTTGTCGAGGCGATCTGCGAGTCGGGTATCGCTGAACCCGATCCACTCCACCTGGATGGCGCGGGCGAAGTTGGTCTCGATCCCTGCTAGCGCGGAGCCGATCAACGCCTTGGCCGCCTGGTCCAAGGGGATGTGCTGGTAGACCTTCCGCCGTTGGATATCCACAGTCAGGTGTGGCGCCGAGCCGACGTAGTGCGGCAGGCTGACACCTTCGGTCGTGTGGTGTACGATACGAGGCGGGAACCCGGTCGCAAATGACCCGGCTGAAGTGTACGGGACCGAGATGGCCCCTGGATAGTTCACTGCCATGTGCTCTCCTGGTTGGTGTTACTCGACCGCCGCTTTCGCGGCAGCATTACAGTCCTTCACGATCGGGAACGCCTTCTTCACCTCCTCCTCGACGTTCTCGCCTCCGTCACCCTCTTGTTGCTGACGGATGTAGTTCTTGACCGACTGCGGCAGCGCCTGGTATTCCGGGGTGTCTGATGGCAACGTTCCAGACTGTGAGATCACGAAGTCCTGGATGCCCTGGCGATCGTCCCTACGAGCGACGCAGGAAGCATAGGACGCGTCACGTCGACTGTCCTGCAGCTGGTCGTACAGATAGGCAAATCCGCCTCCCATAGCAATGATGGCAAATGCCAGCCACAGCTGTCCTATCAGCAGCTTCCGGGAAAGCCATCGCAGACGGTCCTCCATAGAGGTGACGCGTTGTAGTAGCTGCTCCTCCAGCTCCGACAGACGACTTCTGGTTTCCGGGTCTTTACGACGGTCTTCATCGGGCATAGGGGCGGCGCCTCCCGCGCGCACGCGCCTGATGGCGATAGATGATGTATAGTAGAACCACGATGGCAATGTACGGAATGGACAAAGCCTTTGCTGCCTCAGAGTCGTCGACCGACAACGCCAAGTACCCTGATGTGATTAGCAAACTTAGAATGGACAAAGTCATGACTCGCTTTCCCTGACATTTGAGTCCGGGACTGGCGGGGGCTCAGATGGACCACGTAGCGATTTCTGGTAGGCGTCGAGCCCCTGCGAGAGCCCCATCAACGCACCACCAGATCCTAGAAGCAAAGGCTCCAGGCGATTCGTGATCGCCCAGAAAAGTAAGCAGAACAAGAACGAGAACATACCGAGATAGATGAGCAGAACTGGAGCCCACTTCTCGGCGTTCTGTCGGCGCTGAGTCATCGCGGCCAAAGCTGCCCTTCAGAGGGACGCACATCTCCGCCTCCGCCACCCTGCGTAGCTGTCTGGGCAGGCGCCAGCAGGATCGCCTCGATACCAGGCTGTTGGATCTCGAGGGGCGATGTCCAGGTACCCTCTGGAGGCGCATAGATCGGCATGGTCTACGCCTCCCAACGGATGGCAAGGGCGCCGTTGGAGGAGCTTCCCCCGCGGATAAGTGCGGTGGCGCCATCGGTGACTCGACGCCATGTCTTGGTTCCGCCATACATCGTGGCCGTGAAAGTGACGCCATCCCCCACATCCGCGTTATGGACCACACACCCGTTGAGTAAGGGAGGTTGACGACGGCCCAGGAACGGCTCGAAAGGGTATAGCGGGACTTCGCCGTTGAGCGATATGACCTCATTCGAGTTAGTGTTCTCGGTGACGAACAGCACCGGGGGACCTAAGGCGCTGGATCCACCAAAACGAGATACCAACAAGCCTCCAGGTTGTTTCATCAATGTGTAGAACGTCGAGTTCGTCGTCGTGGGATGGAACACGAAAATGGCGTTATCAGTCGGGTCGCCGTTCAAGTCGATGTGGCGACCGAGTATATAGTAGTTGGCCTGGGAGCCTGATGTAACCCCGGAACAGAGAGCGAAATATCCCTCACCCTGCGAGGCGATGGTCTCGTACAACAAAGCAATTGTGGGAGTACCGTTGCGCGTGACTGTGGCGCGGGCGTGCAGAACCCCCGTAATAGTTCCGGCGCCGTCGGTGCCCGTGCCGCAAGTGATGTAGAGTGCCGGGCGGGTGGCGACGCTACCAATCCCGTACTCGATCTTGAGGAAGACGGGGAAGTTCGCCTGTTGAGTGTCGTCCATGCGGTAGATCTCATACCCGGCCGCGAGATTGATCGCGGGACGCACGGCGACACAGGGAATAGCGATCTGACCCGTATCAGCGGTTTTGACCATACCCGAGGCCTGGATAACCGCGCTGTGCGCATCCACCCACTGCCGGAACTCGGCGTCGCCCGCCATATGCTGCACGGACATCTGACTAGCATGAGGCATTACGACTCCTGGTCCTGGATAATGAAGGTGACTGTCACGGTTCCCGTAGTACCACGATTGACGATACGATAGGCGATGTCATCCACAGGGGGGTCCTCCATCGAGTATGCCTGCGGGACTGGCGATGTATCGAAGGAAAGCAAGGTGTCGTTGGTGATGCCCTCGAAGACGACACCGTGGTCACCGGCAGGGTCATCGGTGATATCGCGGCCAAAGTCGGCAAGTCCCTTGTCGGGGGTGGTGTAGAGCCTGACCCAAGCAGGGCGATCGGTTTCCATGTATAAAACACGAAATCCTGTCGCGACCTCCACCGTGCCGGTTTCATGCTGGTTGGGCGCCAGAGAGGCCGTAATGAACTGAACCTCGCGGCGACTCGGAAGGGGTGAACCCGTATCTCCCTGTGGCCCCTGAAGCGACGCGAGCCACGGTGCCTCCGTGCCGATGAACCCCTCCACGACAGCGACCTCGTAGGCCGATAGGCCGTCAGTACCGTCAGCTCCCGCGTTGCCCTGAATCCCTTGGATGCCTTGGATCCCTTGGATTCCCTGATCGCCCTTCTCTCCAACACGACCCCAGTTGACGTCAGAGATCGGGTCGGTGGGAGTATGACCGATGTTCAAATCTGTGCGGCTGACATATGAACCACCGGCGTACCAAACCACATCATTGATCGAGTACGTCGTTCCGGCCTCCCAGTCACCCTTATGCTCGATTCCTGGACCGGGAGGCCCTTCTGAACCTGGAGCACCCGCTGGTCCTGCTGGTCCTGTTTCGCCGGTTGGACCGACTCCTTCCGTCGTCTGGGAGATGTCGTCAGACGCGTCGAAAGTGTCTCGGTCCACCCAATCTGCGACATAAGGCGGTCCAGCAGCGTCCGTCCCGTCGGAATTGAGTCGAAGCTTGTACGTGCGTCCTTGGCCGCCAACCTCGTCGCGTATGAAGCCGAAGCGAGGCCAGGGATCGCCGATCTCTAAGACCGTCCCATCGGTCGGCCCACCTATGAGCGTGACGGAATGCTGTGTTCCAGGTAGCTCAGGCATAAGATGGGATGGTGATTCCGTCGAAATTGAGAGTCAACACGGAGCGCTGACCGACCTTGACACTGTTGAATCGGTTCGGGTTCTGAAGTACGAAACCGTAAGGATGGAGTCCGGTCAACCGTGATATCTGAACATGCTGCAAGTAAACCTGTGACGTACCATCCTCCCACTCGATACGAGCAGGAACAGGGAAGATGGGTCGGTGGGACGTATTGATTCCTGTCGCCACGATATTCGGCAAGAGTTCGCACATATGAGTGGAGCTGATTCCGTGTCCATGTGTTGTTGCCGAGCCTCGCATGACGTAAAAGCCACGCTGATAGCGCATCCCAACTTCTCCGTACCACCCGAGACGTAAATGAATAAACTGCCAACGAAAACGACGTGCCTGCTCAAACCGCGCTTTCGCGATGGGAAGTCTCTCTGCCAGCCAGTTGGAGACATGAGTATAGGGAGTGACCCCTGCCCCCAAAAGCAGGTCCGCAACTCCGGCACGTACCCACGAATCCCCACCCCAGCCACCGACAAAATCTACATCACCGACGCTCGAAGCCGCATCTTCTGGAATGACCGATATAGGTCGAGGAGGATGAACCAGGAATGGATCGTCAGGCGAGAGAGCCATCCTAGCGCGCCAGATTCCACCGGAGGTAAACGTGGCTCCCTCAGGAGGACCATCCGGACAGGGGTAAGCGCCTGAGTCATAGGGTCCCAACGGAAGCCCGGGGTATGTGAAGGAATTGTACGCCGGCTCAGTCGGTCCGCCACACTCACCCAGACCCGAGAAGCCAAACCTGTTATCACGGTAAATGATCGGATCAACGGAACCTAAACCATCGAACGAAGATCCCGCCAGAACCCCGTGGTGATTCGTCTCATGAGAGTTATCCCAATTGTTAGAACCCCCCAGCTCAGGGTAAGCGTGACCAGAAGCATATACCTCACCGGTTTGGGTATAGCCTGCAGCGATCCATGATCCGCGACGAGGGAGGCCTGCATACACCATGATCTTCCCATGATCACCGCTGACATTGCCAAATCCCCGGGCGAAGATGGGGCGGCCACGTAAATTGGTATGCACCTGGTACTCAAGCAGTTCATTGTTATCCGCGAGTATCGGACCATACGCTAGGAGGTTCGGGATTGCACCGAAGCGATAGAGGAACTGAGTCCAATCCTGTGCAAGGGCGGGAGAATCCCAACCTTCGTCAAGCATGACGCCGTACAAGTACATCGCCTGCTCACCTACGCCTCTCGATAACGGGAAGTCGCCGTCACCACTCCTTGCGTTACTCTGCCACATACCCATCAAAGCGATCAAGTCTACGATCACGTCAAGGTCGTCGCGCGTTGGCCTCCATTCAAGAGGAACGATCGTGCGCGTCTGGTGCATGATCTCCATCTTACGAACACGCTCTTGAGTCGAGGCACCACCGTCAATCAGATCCTTTCTTCGTCCGGAAGGAGCCATTAGTTCACCGCCCAGGTCGGACCTTCAAAGTGGATCTGCGGGAAGAGCCCAGACCAATCCGATCCCTTATACACCGTCACGTAACCGTCTTCATCCACTGTGATTCTTGCGTAGAAGGGGAATGAAGTCATAGCAACTATTCCAGAGATGTCAACGATTGGCCGTGCTTCAGGGGGCAAGCGCGCCAGCACTTCCTCGGCATCAAAGTCCGCTAGAGTCTGGCTACCCGAACGTTGAATTGCTCCACCCATAGCAACGATACCGATACGGCGAAGCCATACCCATCCGGCAGTCATAGGTTCGAACTTGGAGTTTGTGATCACTACAGCTGTCGGCCCGAACGAGTCATAGTACCGCAACTCCGAGCCGGTTGGGTGAACGCCTGTTTCCAGGTTGCGTACCCGACGTGCAGTCGAAGCCGTGATCTTGAGGTAGTCTGAGTTTCGGGCTAGCTCGGCCATTACGTATCCTGGTCGAGAACAATCGTCTCGGAAGTTGTTACGGTCGGAACACAGTCCAGCTCGGTCCGGGTTTGGGTTTGGGCGTTCATCTGTGTGAGTCGAGCCTCGATGATCCGTCCCCGGATCTCCTTGGCCACCAATCCGTTCTTGGCACGCGCCGTGATAGTGTCGCCCACATCATAATCCCGTCGGTACTGAGGAACATTGATACGATCTGCCGACGGGACCACAGTGAAGTAGTCAGGCGGGAAGGCGTAAGCTCGGATCCAGGCCTTGGCCTTCTCAACCAACGTGTTGTACTTATCCTTCTGCCCAGAGGACTCCCAACCCATCATCATGCCGTACAGGTTGATCGAATCCCCGTTGAGAACGCGGGCTCTCCGAGTATCATCTGTGGAGGACCGATCGCCGCCTGGGTAGACCTGCACCCAGAAGTTTCGGACGGAGGTGCCGTCGGGCTCCCAGATCACGTTATCGGCGTTCTTCTTGCCGAAGTTCTTTTCGAAGATGACCAAGCTGGTGCGATCATCTCCACGTCTATCGAAGACGTCCAGCTCGGCGTAAAAGCCCCCGGGGGGCTCGCCGTTTACGCCGGGGAAGTCGGGGTGCACGGGACGGAACCAGAAGTCAGGAGCACCAACGATATTCGACAGGTTCTGGATGGACTCCCAAACATTCGTACCGCGCTCGACTCTGCGCCAAACCGCCCCCTCCTCCCCGAGATCCGCCTGATGCGTCGTCTGGTCTACGCCGTAGAGGAACCCAGAGGGGAACATGCCGTCGTCAGCCTGAAGTTCGAGCGGGACAGTCGATTCTGCCAGCATGCGTAGCCCTCGTCCGTCGATGGGATAGCCGAACTCAACCGGCTCATCTCCGAACGAGTGGTAGTGGTGCTTCAAGGCCAGTGTGCAATCGTGGGCGTTGATCTCGACGGTGCCTTTGTCGAAGTCGTAGACGGGACGCGTGAGTCGACCCCGGAACACGGGGAAGTCGTCGTACACGACCGTAAGCACTCGTTTCAGAGGATGGATCTCCTCTACCGCGGGATGGGTCATACTCACGGTGACTTTGGCGGTTATCGAGTCATTGAGAGGCTCGGTCACCTGGAGGTTCTTGAACTGGGTGAGTCGACGGAGAGCGTTGCCCTCGACGTCTTCGAGCTGCGCCTGGAGATACATCTACCAGCTCGCGTGGTAGAAGTTCATGGACCAGGCAGCCTCAGTCACCTTAATGTTCTGGGCGCCCGGATGGATGCCATCCGACTCATCATTCCACCAGGTGGAGGCGAAGTCGATCAACGTGGTAAAGTCGCCGCCGATCTGGGGTGAATACGCTCGGGGTAGACGGCCGAATTGAACCACGAGAGTCCTGCCGGCGCTAATCGCCGCGAAAGCAATCGACGGCTTGAACGTCAAGATCCTCGGCTGTGGACCTCCCACTCTCTCGACGGTGAAGCCGTCCATCGTAATCGGTCCATTGATCGTGAAGACCGGATCGGCTGGGGCGGGCCCTAGATTCGTTGCGGCGACGGTTGCCCCGGCTGCCCCAGAGATCTCCACAGGGGCAGTGACATAGAACCTGGGGTCGCTCAGCCGGATGGAGAACGTGAACTCTCGAGCGTGGATGTAAACCGCGTTCATCCCGCGGAGCTGTTCGTCATCCACGTCGCAGCTGAGAGACTTGCCGATGGCGAACCACTCGATACCTCCCCGCCCTGTGGCTGGACGGAGAGTGAGTGCCTTCTCAGTCTTGGTATCGGCGAAGGCAGTCTGGATGGCCGTGATAGCTGCTCGAAGTGATGGCAAGGTCAAAGCCTCGATCACTCCAGAATAGACGATCGTCTTGCCTCGGGGTTGTGACGGGTAGGGGATCTCACCGATCGTTCCCCGAGCGGGATCACGAAGGTCGTCCGAGTCTGGCTTGCTACGAAGTCCAGTGATGCGCTTGAGCTTGTAGCGCGGGAAGACGGTGTTGACGTTGACGACCAATCCGTTCCAGACGTGTTCCCCTTCGAGTCCGAGCGGCCCCTCAGCGATGGTGGCGGGATCTAGTGCCATTATGACGGCGCTCCAACCTCGATGTTACCCCGGCGAGCCATCTCGCGGGCGAAGAGTTCCGCTTGGACTCGCGGGTCCCCGAGCTGGTCGTGACCGGGAGCGGCCGGAAGATTGACATTCTGTTCCTGAATGGTGACTCCTGAGGCTCCGTTAGCCGACGGGACGGGAGCAGCGAACGTGAGCTTAGATGCATTGGCGACCCTGGAGGCCTGATCTTGGATGCCCAGCTCGAAACCCTTGGTCACGTTCTTGCCGATATCGAACATCACCTTCGACGGTGAACCGATCTTCAGGATCTGTTCGGCGATTGCTCCCGGGACGTTCATGATGTCCTTGGCGGTTTCAACCAAGTCGGGCGCTATGCTAAGCAGGCCTTCGATGAATCCCTTGATGGCATCCGCACCGGCGTCGAACATCGCCTCCGGAAGCGTGGCGAGGAAATCCATCACGTCGGCCCAGGCGTTCTCGATATCCACAGAGGCCTGACCCAGCCAGCCGGCCACGGCTTCGATGTCTGTCTTGAGCTGCTCCCAGAACGCCTTCAAGAACCAGCGAAGTGGGAGGAGAACATCCCACAGCAGCTGGAAGACATCGATTACGTCATTGGTTACCCCGACCATGGCGGTGAACCATTTGAGCACCGTGAATACGGCGACGGCAAAGTCCTCGGCAAGCGGGATGGCCTCGTCGAGAAAGTCCTTGATCTGCTGTCGGCCCTCTGCCGATCCTGCCCACTTCGCCAGGTCCCCAGCGATTCTCGCGATGTCTGCGGCCAGTTGGAGACCGGCCGGAGCGGCGGCGATGAGAAGTTCGAAGAACGCCCCGCCTAGCTGCTTGCCAAGTTCGAGCCACTTCTCCAGATGCGGCATCATCAGCGCGAGAACATCGCTGATATCCTGCACCGAGGTGTTGGCGGAGAGATCAGCCAACCACCCGGCAATTGCCTCGAAGCCCGCGATCAGGTACGGCATCGCCGCCACCGCGATCTTGGTCAGCAGGTCGAGTATCGAGCCAAAGCTCGAGGCGATCAATGGAGTGAGTTCGGTCGCTCCGTCGATGAGAACTTGGAACAGCTCGGTCGCTTCAGGAGTAGCGAGACCTCCAAGCAGACTCGAGACCGCGGAACCCATCGCCCCGCCGAGCGATGTGAGGTTGCCCTTCAGACGCTTGACCGCGCCGCCCATACCCTTGAGCCCGTCGATGATACCGTCGAGCAGGGCGTTGACTGCTGGGCCGAACGCTTCCTTGAAGGCGTCGATCAATTCCTTGACAACGTCCAGAAGCCGCTGCTCGGTCCCAGTCAACGCCTCTGTCATGGAGATGGACTTCTGGAGTTCCTCCTGGTCCAGCTGCCCCTTCCGATCCTCTTCGATGCGCTGGAGCTGGATCTGAGCCTGCGTGACCCTCTCGATGGCCGCCTGGTACGTCTTGGAGGCTTCGATCCCCTGCTTCTGGAAGGCTAGGGCATCCTGACGAGCGCGACCCAGGTTGCGTTCAGAATCGGAGACACCGTCCGTGGCCTCCTTCTCCGAGAGGCGAGCCTCCTTCACCGCGAGAATCAGCTGTTTCAGCTCAAGCTCGCGACCTGCGTTGAGATCCATCCCGGTGAGCCCTTCCAGCTCGCCGATGATGGCTTCGGAGTTGCCTTCAAAGTCGACGTCCGTGAACTTCTTGAACAGGCCGTCCAGGTCAGAGCCGAGAGCGCCTACCTCACTGCGGAAGTTCTTGAGGTTGAGCTCAGCCTGTTCAATCCCGAGTTGGGCGGCTTCCTGGGAAAGCTGCGCTCGTTCAAGCGATCGATACGAGTCGGACAATGCCTCGATGGCATCCTCCATCTCTCGCACCGCTTGTACGACCGCGTCTCTCCGCGCCGCGATAGCCCGAGACAACTCCAGTTCCGCATCGGCATGCTGCCGAGCGTATTGGATGGCGGTCTGGTCAGCCCGAGCCTTCTCGATCGCTGCGTTGGCCGCCTCCGTCTGCTCGCGCTTGAGGATCGCCAGCACCTTCGCGAAGGCGAGCAGAGCTGGGAAGCCCACTGCCGCGATAGGTGCCAAGGCTCCCACGAGAGCCACAGCCAGAGCAGCCAGGGCCGCGGTCGCGATGGCGAGGGAAGATGCCAACGCAGCCAAGGCAGCCACCAAGGCGACGCCGATGGCAAGTGCCATGGCGATGATGGCAATGGTGACCGGGTTGAGCGCCGTAGCGAACGGGCCGATGGAGACACCGACCTGGCCAAGAGACTGGGTCAACCCCGCGCCGGCACTGCTAAGAGCGTTGATCGCTCCAGCCAGGATCTTGGAGCCGGTTCTGGAGGCACCGTCCTTGTCTACCTCGACATCGACGTTCACCTCATTGGGGAGGCTCTCCAGGGCAGCGGCCAGGATGGCGATCTGAGCGATGGGACCGGCCGTCGGAACTTCAACGTCCGGCTTGGCCTCCGCCTGATCAACACCCTGGATCGCCGTCATGATGGCGGCAAGACCCGATAGGACCCCCGCCTCGCCCTGGAGCTGAACCTCCGGCTCGGCCTCAACGGCATCCACAGCCTCAAGGGCGGCGACGATCTGCGCGAGAGCACGTTGGCCCTCGTCGTCGTCTCCCGTGATGCGGAGGATGATCTCGTTGATATCAGCCATGGTTCTTCTTCGCCGGTCTTAGCATTGCCGGGACAGACTCCAGGTCGAGGGCGTCACGGTATCCCGGTCGGAGCTTGACTAGAGACTTCGGTGCGTGGAAGGCCTGGCTCATGACTGCTCCCATCTGAAAGAGGTCATTGCCAGTCTGCCATTCATGAAGCTCGATCAAGTCCAGGAGACGTGGAATCGTTACGCCGCGCTCGGTGTCGAAGTTGGGGGAGTCGTCCCAGAACTCGTTGAGGTTGACTCCCCAGTGGACCCAGGCGACGCGGGCGATAGCGGCGTCGGGCGAGCCGTGGAAAGCTCCGCGGCGGTCGTGGCCCGACTGATCAGAGTCAGGAGTTTTCCCAGCCGGCCTGCGCCCGAGACCTCCAACGCGGTCTGGAACGCCGCGATGATGTCGTCTGTGGTGGGCGACGGATCGTTGTTCTCGTCGTAGAGCTCGCGATCGCCGGCCTTGTAGGCCTCCCAGTTCTCCTGCGCGTGGAAGCCTTCCCATTCGTACTCGGGCATCGTCTCCAGCGCGGGGATGAGAACCTTGAGGACCCGGTACGAGTGGTGTCCGTAGTCACCGGACATGATCTTGCTGAAGTCCTCAGCGTTGAGGTGGTGGCGAAGGCGAGCGTGCTTCTGTGGGACCACAGGGAAGACACGCTCACCCAGCCGGACCGTTGCGGTGCTGCCGTTGTTGTTCATGTGGATCTGCTCTCCTTCTGTCTACGGCTAGGCCGCAGCGATCGTGCCGGGCTGCTCCACGATCCAGTAACCGTGCTCTCCACCCGCGGGGGCGGAAGGCTCGGACTGGGCCACGAAGGTACACTCGGCGTTGGTGGGCTCGCCGCGGGCGAACGACATCTCTGTCTCGTCCGCCGTGATCACGGCTCGCGGGATGATCCGGGCCACCAGCGGCGGACGGGTGTCCACCGGAGAGGCAGCCGGCTCGGTGACGACGCCCGCCCCGGAAGGGCGGAACGAAACGAGCGCGACTCGCCAGACGGGCACGTCGGAGTAGAGGCCGACGTTCACCTTCTTGAGAGCCGACTCGTTGGCTGCTGACGAGATCGTCGAAGCCGACAGGGCGTTCTCGATGATCTGCAGGGTGATCTCGTCGATGTGGGCGATCTGAGCCGTGAGATTGCGCTCGACGGAGGTGATCGCCTGGAACAGGGCGCCGGAAGGCTGCTGGTACTCCAGACCCTCCGACTCACGCGAGTGCGTGTAGGTCGGGGCATCGGCCGCGAGACCGAAGTCGAACCAGCCAGTCTCGGCCGGGTACTCCCCATCCACGTCGGCGACCGCTGGGATGATATCCCAGACGTCCGTCGGTACTGCGGTCGCGAGTGGAGCGTACAGGACCCGTGCCGGGCCGGTGAGTGCTCCCCCCTCGTCGTACGGCGTACGTCCGCCATGCATTGCCACTACGACTCACCTCCCGGGGTGGTCTCGTGCGGCTTGCCGAAGGAGTGTCCAGGAGGCCTTCCGACGTCATCGTCGAAGCTGACTCCCGACTTCTTCAGCCGCTTGATCTGGTCCTCGGTCAGATCCATCTCCTGACCGACCTTGCCGGTGATCCCGTCCACCTCGACGTACTGCTGAACGTGGGGGACGGCCTCGGTGCCAGACACGCCCGTGACTCGGACCGTCTGTGTCTTCTCTTCATTGGGCGGCAATTAGCTCACCTCCGTGAACTCTCCGATGGTTAGCGCGAACGTGGCTGCCCTGGCCGTCGTTCCGTCTGCGTACTGCACTTCGGGGGGGTCGTAGCTTGCCTCGTAGTACGGTGATGCTGTGTGAACTCTGCCCCCCAACGTCGGTTCTAGCAGCGCGCTAGCCAGCTGGTCCACGTAGCCGTAGAGGAGCTGGGTTGCGGCCCATGAGTCGTCCGGGGTCACCATGAGCAGCAGTTCCGCCCGCCTTGCACGGACGTATGTCTGCTGGAACGTGGCTACACCGGGAAGTTGGTCGTCACGGTCTGCTCGTCGATCTCCTTTCACTTCACATATTACCAGCGGCAGCACCTCCTGCAATCTCGTAGGAGCATGCTCCACCGTATTGATTCCTAGGACGCTCGCGGCCCAGGCTTCAAGAGCGGTGGCAAGTTGGTTGGTGGTCAGGTTCATGAGGCAAGCCTTAGGTCAAGTCGTTGAGAGAGCTTGTGAGCGTGTGTCTCGGCGACCTCCTGTGCGGAGTAGAACGCCTCCTCCACCCAGTCGTACTTGGGTCGGTAGCCCTTGACTTCGGGCGCGAAAGTCCAGAAGCCACCGTACAGGTTGAGCTTGAGGATGTTCGCCGTGACCGGCTGGATCGTTGTGACCCTGTGGCCGAATCTCGAGACGGCGACGTAGTTGAAGCCGGTGTCGGGATCCACAGCAGAGACCGTGATCTCGACGACAGCCCGTCCGGCCTTCCGAACGCCGATCCCCTTCTGCATGCGACCTGACTGCTTGGGGGTCCAGAACCGGTAGACGCGTTTCATCGCTTGACCGATGTCCGAGACGGACTGTTCCAGCTCCGAGCTGAGCTTGCCCTTGGTCCGCCCGAACTTAGCGCCGACAGCTGCAGCTCGCTCGGCCTTGACCTTGATGGGTTTGAACTTAGCCACCACTCCTCCTCAGACTCATGCGGAGGTAGCGTCCCACTACGTCGATCTCGACGTTGACAATCCGATAGATCTCTGTCCCATAAGCGATCTGTCGGTTCTTTCGGACAGCGTCCTGATATGCCACGGAAGCCTCCGAGTCGAAATCCTCGTAAGACCCTGTATCGAGGTGCTGCTCAGAGGCGCGGAAGGCAGAGAAGCGCACGTTCGGGAGGATCAACGTGCCGTCCATCTCTTGGACTTCACCGACGAACGGATAGAGGTCGTTGACCGGCTGACACTTGACCTCGTAGGTCACGAGACCGGACCGGCCCTCGTCGACCGTCCGGGGGCTCGAAGTGATCTCGTAGCCCACGCCTGCGACCTCGATGCGATCACCTGTCGTCGGAGGAGCGCCCTGCGGCGCTTGGAACCCACCCCGCCAGCGGATCCTCCAAGGTGAAATGTCACGGGGAGGGGCTGAGTCGCGACTTGCTTCATCCGAGTTCGGCACCACCAGCTGGGCAGGGAACGAGGCCTCGTAGTCATCCACCACCGCATAGAAGCCGAGGGCTTCGGTGACTCGGCGAGAGACTCGCCCGGGTGCGGTGTAGCGGAAGATCATGACCTGGCGATGCGCGCCTTCTCGATGGCGGTGAGCTGCTTGGTCCCCCGACCGGGAACCTTCTCCTGGTTGTCCTTGATCCGTTCGAAGTCGCTGCGGAAGCGCAGGCC